CGCCACCATAAAGGCCACCGTCTTTCCAGTCCCGAAAGCTCCCCAGAGATGGAGTACGAAACAGAGACAGTTGATTTTCTTAATCAGGATGGAAGCCAGGCTTGCATCCATCAGCATCTGTACAAATAGGTTCTTCCTATATTCCATACACCCCTTCTGCCAGGTATCAAATGAGCCGCGGGGGCCTACGGCCTGCACGGTTTTTGCCTGTGCGTTGTCCCCATCAAACATGATGTCCTTGACGTAGGGAAAGAACTGTTTCCCAATCCATGCGAAATGGGACACGGCTTTCGTAACCGGCAGGCTATCCTCATTTATCCTGTACATGTCAGATATGTAATTCACAAGGTTCTTCGCTTTCTGATCATTGACAACCACGCCCAGGTTGGCAAGCGTGACGATCTTAGTCTTGGAGCAGCATTCCGCCGGCTCCACCTTGATATCTTTCCACATGAATTTTCCATTCCTCCTGACACTGAATGCAATATCATATTTCTGTTCCCCTGTCTCAATATTCTTCGTAAGCCCGACCGGCAGTATTTGTTGATAGGAAACATCTATGAGGACGGGAGGGTCCGTATCCTTCTTTCCCTGCACCCACTTATATACCCCTTCCTTATTGCATATCCAGTCCTCACACCTAAGCTGGATAGGAGCATCCACGAACTGGGTTATTCCTTCTTTAGTCGGCGGGGCCTTCCCCGAATACGGTGCTGTTGACTTCTGGTACTTAAGGGCGCTCTCTACTTTCTGCTTAATCTCTTTATCCGTCAAAGGCGGGAAACACCTGGTTCCATTCTCGGTCATTGCTGCAGCCAGAATGGCCTCATCTGACAATCCTTTGGCTTGTAAACTGCAGGCCAGGCGGAAAATAGTGTTATCCCGGCTGCCTTCTCAATGACAAATTCATCCGGGGCCTGTTCCCATTCATACCGATTACCATTTTCATGTATACTGGATGGAGCCACAAAGTAACCACCGTCCCCACATATATCAACTGCCGGTTATCGTCCGTCATGTATCTGGCAGTTGCCCCTGCTCTGCTTCCCAGTCCCTTAAAGTCTCGTTGCCATGCTTTCCTTTTTCCTTGTCAATATCCAAATCAATGACAATAAGTCCGCCGCTAACTTGGCCAGTTGCTATTCCAATGTTATAATTCGGATTCTTCATCCACCACTTGTCAATCTGGTTAAAATCCGTTGTGGCATCCTGAAATCCGTGTTGTGTGGCAGGATTTTTGGATTTCGGAACTAAGGGGAACACTGCCATCCCCACTTTCGCATAAGCCAGCGCATATTGTCTTAAACTATAGTCTTTCAACATCCTTTACCTGCCCTCCATTTAAAAGTATGATAAAACCTCATCTGGTACTTTCAGAACCAGCTTAACATTATCTTCTCCGTAGTCCTCAGTAGCATGTGTTGGGTTTGAATTAACCAGTTGCTATATATAAAGGCTTGCGTCGTTACACCGTTAATGGCCCCTATTTGGATAAAAATGTATTTTAATTAACTTTTTATCCCATTATTTTTCTGTTAATTTATTATTTTTATATTATTTTTCATTCTTCTATTGTAATATTACTAAATTATCGTATACTTAAGTAAAGGAGGTGAATCCATGGAAACTAGAATACTTATCGTTAGCAAGGATTCCTATTTAAGAAACCAACTATACCAAATTTTGTATACTGCCAGCTATGACTGCTATCTTGCATCTACCCGTCTTGCAGCTTCTGTTATCTGTAAAATGTTTACTCCCGATGTCATTATGATTGACATAATTTTACCCTTCAGAGATATAGCAGAGCTTTTGAAAATGGTACCTGCCGATTGTTCCTGCAACGTTATTGCTATTAAGCCAAATCTTTTCCCTCAACCATTAATTGATTACGACATAAAATATAATCTTTCTCAACCACTTGATTACTCATCAACTATGAATTTATTTTCAACATTGCCAAATCAGCCCTAATTAATATCTTTCTTTTCATATCAAATCCACATCATATCTGATATTAATTTATAAAAATTTTAAATAACTGTCTTTTTATATTTTAGACATACCTAAGACATATATTTCATATATGCTTAGACTATCAAATGGTCAGAGCTTTGATTTTATATATTTGTCCCTAAGCCGGTGAGGCACAATTATGAGCCTCACCGGCTCTCCCCACAGGAAAGGATGGAAATATAGAATATCTGCAAATACATGTTTCATCATAATCAGGAGGTGTTCGCTATGAAAAATGAATTTTATACTTTACTAATGGTGTCCGGATGCAAAAAAACCTTAAAAGGATTTTCCAATACTGATAACCATGGGGATTTTCTTTTATTCCCAATGGAGTTTTCACCGTTCTTTAGCATTGGCACTTTTCTTGAAAGTCCTACCGGCCCTATCCGAATCAATGAAATGGGAGAGTTTCTGATCTTTAAAACCAACATGCTGCGGTTGTACTATAAACCGCTCCCTCTATTACCCTCCTCCAATCGACCAGTATCATGTTTAAAATCATCCAGGATAACTAGTCTATTGCCATGTCCACCAAAATTTTAAGTAACAGCAGTTGATACCACAGAAATTACATCTCATTCCGTTCCCTCTGCCTTTATCTTAACTTGTGACGTCATAAGTTCCGGATCCAATCCCTTTACAAACACCACCGGCGCCCAATGGTCCGTCTTATACTGCACCGCGCGCTGTACCTTTGGCAGGGTAAGCCCGGCCCCATCTAAAAGATACCGCAGGGGATGTGCCGGCTCCCGGTGGGCCACTCCCTCATGCAACAGCTCCGTCATCAGGTCAAAAGCTTCCGCATTCCAGCCACTCCAGAACACCACATGTTCACAGACATCCGAACAGGACAGCAGTTCTCCTTTGTAGTCATAGCCCTTCTCCTCAAACAGCCACTGCAGTTCCGCATAGCTGGCCGATTCATTCTTGTTTATATAGTCCACCACAATTTTCTTTATCTCTTCTTTATTCGTGTTGTTCTCCCTTCTGTTGCGATATCGCAACTTTCGCCCTTATTTTATCCAGCAGCTCCATGTGTTTCTCCCGCCTACGTTCCTCTATCTCCATGGACTCAGCCATACTGAGTGCTGCCCTTTCGGTACTGCTGGTCCACGTCCTGTTAAAGCTATCAATGCCGCCTTCATAGATTCCCACTCCCGGAAGAAATGGGCGCAGCTGCTTGGCGGCTCTGGGTTTCCGTAATTCCCGCAATGCTTTCGCATGTGTCTGCCTTACTGCCTCTGCAGTGACTCCATATGTTTTTCCGATTTCAGCCAGGGTCATGTCCTGCTGATACCGTTTCCGTATCACCTCCGGCTGCCGGTCCGGGAGAGCATCCACACATCCCCACAATGTATCCTTAAGCTGCCCGTCCTGGATTTGTTCTACAACCTCTCCCTCTACATCCGTATCATCTCCAGTCAATTCTCCCACGGTGGCATCCTCACTGCTTTCTATCCCCATAACTGGAGCATCCAGGCTGCCCAGGTGAATCGCCCGGGCATTCTCCTTGATTTCCCATACCTGCTCCAAAATAAGGTCCAGCCCTGCTGCAATCTCAGTATCCGTGGGTTTCCTGCCATGCTCCATCTTGAACGATTGACAAAACCGGTTGTACCTCTGTATCTTCTCCTGGCAATGGACCGGCAGACGCAGGCAGCTCCCATTCACCTGCAGGTAACGCTGCATCCCCTGCCGGATGTAATACGCTGCATAAGTCAGGAATTTAAACCCCTGGCCAGGGTCATACTTTTCAATGGCTGCATGGAGAGCCAGGTATCCTTCCTGCTCCAGGTCCTCCACCTCTCCGCTGTTACGGTACTTCATGGCCACAGAATGAATGTAGTCCCTTACCTGCAGATAAAGCTGTTCCATGTTCTTCTGTACATCCTCTCCGGCCTTAATCTGTGCTACAAGCTGCTCGTTTGTCATGGCAGTCACCCACCCTTCCATTTTTAGCAACCAATATGCTTATGTAGATTCGCCGCAGGAATTTAAGGTCATCAACATCCTTTAATGCGCTCATAATGCTTTTCCTGCATTCCCGGGCAACTCCTCTTTTATCTTCTGCTGCCCTATGGCCGGATTGCACCGGTGCAACTTCATCTACGTCGCCCGGGGTCATCTGCAGCAGCTCTCTAAGCTCCTGTAACTCTTCCATGGCTTTGTCGTAGCTTTCTAGCATCCGGTTGTGCTGCTCCACTGATATACATATCATTCTCTGCATGCCGCTGTCTCCTTCCTGCCCTCTGCAAGGCCTGCATAATATGCCCGGTTGGCCAAACTTACAATCGCCTCTGCCATCTCACGGTCTGTATCATCATGTTCCCCTATGGTCTTAAGCCACCTGTCAACGAATTCTCCTTTATTGATTGGAAATGTCATAACGTCACCTCTCCCCTTCTTCTCTTACGTTCATCCTTGATACCTTGAATACGCCCCAGATTGTAAACCGACGAACAAATGAAAAGGATATTCTCGCATCCGTACTCTTGAATCCAATGTTGAAATATCCTTGCCTCGTCCGTTCCGGTCAGCCCTACTACCGGCTGATATTGAGAGATTATCAATTCCTCTTGTATGTTCATACCGCCACTCCCATCCTTTCCTGCTTCACCTGAATCACTACATCAATAATATAGATACAACGGTCTCGTATCTCTTTCGGTATACCCTGTAATTCCAGTTCCGTTGCTTCATCTTCCTTAAATTCCAATAACTCAGCCACATCCATCTTATACAGTTCCGTTACCAATTCTCGGACTAAATCTTCATGCAGCATCATTAATCCTCTTCCCTTTCCGGCTCAGAGGTGCTATACTTATAAGTGGTTGAACTTTGGTATAGCGCCTCCAGGCCTATGCTTGTCCTTAACTAATTGGCGTTAGTTAGGGACTTTTTTTATTGTGCGTCTCACGCCGGCGCCGCGGCTCACCAATCTCAGCTCCGTCTTTGTTTCTTCCAACACCAGCCAGTTGTTTACCACCAGGCCTGCCTTACTCATCAGCGCCTTCTGGTTCCGGGTCGGCTTCTTTGCCCTGCTTCTCCCCATCCGTTCACACCGCCTTTTTCATCCTGTCATGAAGCTCATCCTTTGGACCGGACTCATTACAGTAAACATGCAAATCTCCCAAAACGTTCTCCCACTGTAGGAGCAGGAAGGTCAAGTCCCAGTTCTGATAGTCCCACAGGAGAGCGGCAACATCCTGGGCGTCCCCTATGGGCCTGTCTGCCGGCAGGCGCCTTAATCGGTCCATGGTATAGTAGTAATCCTTTGTCCCCCACTTCTCTCCGTCATATTCCTTCTTGACCGGGAACATCCTCAGCAGCTCCAAAGGTGTCAGCCTGCCGATGGTCTCCATGACCTGCTTTAACTCCTGGTACCTGTTCTCTATCTCCAGGCAGGACTTATGGGCTTTTGTGTGGTTGAACTCTGCATGATTCTCTTTTCCATAGGCCTTGACTGCCAGGAATATGTATTGTGCCAGGTCAACTCCCTGCAGTCTTCCTATGCAGCGTGTACCGCCATGGATATCCGTAAAGCGTCTCAGAGCCTTAGTATATTTCCCATTGCTCTCTACATGCGGCACAATTCCTGCCGTATTCCAGCTCTTCCAGGATTCCTTGATGAATGGTACCAGTATCTGGAGCGGACCGGGGAACATCCTTAACATCTGGATTACAAAGGCAGTCCTCCTATTCAGTTTACGCATCCTGCCCAGGAGCTTCCGGTTCTCTAACTCCGCTTTAAACAGCTCCGTGACGTCCTGCTCGTCGTCCTCTCCTACCTTATATACAAAGCTGTCCATAAGGTCATCCTTAAGGTCTTTACTGCTTATCTTCCGTAAAGAATAGAGCATGTTGTTGACAGATATGGTCCAGTCACGGCATCCCTTGATGATTTCATACATTTCATTCAGATATTCAGGCTGCAGGTACGCCTCTAATATCCCGCGGCAGGCCTCCATACCATCGGCATCTACCTGTAATTTCCATGGGGATGGCTGAATTCGCAGGACATGTACCTTATCCACCAGGCCTGCTGCTTCAATCCGGTCACAGCATGGCTTTGCATATAGCTCCATCCCGGCCTTGGCCATCAGTTTCTGTATGTCAAACAGCATGTCCGGAACATAGGTCCCATCCTTAATATGGCTCAATACCACTTCTTTGGTTTCTTTCTCCATTGTCGTTTCATCCTCCTATAACATCCTTACTAACTGGTCCACCTGCCAGCATTTGCACATATATGCCACCGTCATCAGTAGTAGTAGTACGATGATCAGCGCCCAGTCCAACCGGCCGGGTTCCCTGTTTCTGTTCATTCCTGTTTCTCTCCTTCCTCTGGACGCTCCAGTTTCTCTCCGATTATCTTTTCTATTTTTGCCGGGTATATCCGAAACTCCCACATGGTCTTACCAGTTTTCTCCGGTGGGATTGCCAATCCCAGGTCCAAGATACCCCTGCGCATGTAATTCCGAATCTTTGCCGGTTTCATTCCCAGGACAGGGGCCGCTTCCTCAGGACTTAGCCATAGTCTTGTCACAGTATCACTCTCCTTCCATTACTTTATATTCCGATACACTCTTTCACAGCGGATTCACGTTCTTACCGCTTACAGCCGGATGGCTGCTGTGGATGGATGAAATTGTCAATGTGCGGCACTTATCATTCTTCAAACAATTCCATCTGGGCATTTACGTCCCGGATTTCTTCCTCTAACACCATAGGTAGCTTATAATCCTTAATAATCTGGATAGCAAGGTCACACTGGCTTCTCTTGATTGCCTTATATGTCTTGACATCAAATTCCCGGCGGAGCTGTCCTTCAACATCGCGGTAAACCCGGCTACGCAGTCCATTATCCTTATAGGCCGGAGCATCCTTTCCTCCCAGGAGGGGAACCACTTTCTGGTTCTTTGCCCATGTAATCTTCTGACACTCTAGAGCTAATAGTGGCATGTCCCGCTTAAATTCCTGAAGGTCATTGTTCACGGCATCCACTTTCTCGTCAACCTCCAGAATAGCTTGATTTTGAAGCTTCAGTTGTTCAAGAGCGGAAAGCTTCTTATATGATGATTGCGGGTTAAAATACGCTTCTTCCAGGTTGTCGAACTGCTCCCATGCTTTCTCTGTGTCCAGAATCTTACAGTGTCGGCTTGCACCGCGGTGAGTCCAGAGGTAAAGTAATGGTGCATTCTTAGCAACTAACTGACTATCAGTCAGGTAGTCTTTAAATCCCTTCAGCTCCTGCCCCTTCAACAGAAAATAATGAGTTCCTTCCTTGAATCGCTCCTGATTCCTTCCAAAATTAGCTTGTACATTATTGGCATCTGTTTCGTATACCTCCGCCAGCTGCGCTGTGGTAATAACCTTCTGGCCCCTCCACTGAATCTCAACCACATCGTGGTTTCCTACTTTTACAATTTCATTCATCCTCTTTCTCCCTTCGTTTTCGTATCGCGTGGAGCAGTAATAAATACACATCCATCTGAATCAAACTCCAACTCCGCATACTTTTGAGTAGCTGGGTTGTAGAAGGTCATACTAATGTACTGATCACCTTCTTCAAGATAACCTCCATCAATTTCACATACACACCAGTTTTTGAGGCTTTTAATTTTCTCTTTGTCATATCCAATTTCATCTAAACATACTGCTGCTTTATCTGCCGTGTCCCCACCCATACTGCAAAGTTTTGCGCAATCTTTTGCAATTTTCATGACTCCAACTTCAAACACAGCGTTTTCAAAACTTTCACTCTCCTCTGCCATTACCCTAATATCTTCCGCCACTGATTTCCCATCACTTAATACATCACTTCCTAAATCCGTTAATAACTGCTTTGCAATAATCTTTGAATCCTTCATTCTCTTTCTCCTTCCTATTTCATAAAATCATCAAGCCTCATCTGTTCGTACTCTGGGATCTGTATGAACTGCTTTGGTAGAACCAGCCCACTCTGCCTGAATAGTGAATCAAGCACCTCTGCTGTTTCATAAGGTTTCGCTTTTTCATCCTTCATTGTGTTTCGGATGAGGTTCCCTAAACTGGACAGGCCCTTGAGCACAGCGGTATCAAGCTGGCCTGATGAATAACTCTGTCCTTCCAGTTCGTAAAACCGTTTCACATATTTAGCTGTAAAAACAATTCCGTTTTCACCCGTAGATTTATTGGCCAGAAAGTCACAGCCCATGCGGGTTACCTCGTAGCAAGGCATTTCTTTATTCTGCTCTGTTAAATATGTAGATTTAATGAAATAATCGGAGACCACCAAATGGTTGTCACCTAATATCTCTATGTAACCACGCTCATGCTGACCATCTTTTCCAGTTCTGCCATCAAGTTTTCTTAAAAGTTTCCAGTGCTCTGTCTCCATCATCTCCGCCACCTCCAAGGTGGTAATTGTTGCTTTACGCAAGTTATTCATCCTATTTCTCCTTTGCTTCAGTTTCCGAAAAAGTAAGCGCCCACAAACTCTGCGGCTTTTTCAGTTTGATCTTTCAATTCTTTTTCCTTATGCTCATAGACTAGTTTTTTTATCTCTTCAACAACATTATTCATTGACATGTTAAACAGTTCCGTTTTTTCTAACCTTTTATCGACAAATATACTATGTAATTTTTTCTCATTCTCTCTGTAGTTTGTATGTAAGCCGCTTACTACCACATTTCCAATAGACACACCCGCATATCTAGCTTGTGATTTCAAACTCTTAATTCGCTTATATACATTCTTTGATGATCCAATTTTTACCCGTTCTCCAAATGCGGCTGCATAAATACGCCCCGTATAAGCATCCCCTTCACGCGGTAGAGACTCAAACTCTTCAACACTGTAGATGTCTAATTCCATAAATTTCTGCTTCCCTGCTACCTTAATCTCATTCATATTATGTGTCCTTCTTCTGCTTCGTTGTCATCCTCTATGCCGCTAAATACGCAATCCTCTGGAACTGTTGAATCTGCACTTTACATGCCTTATAGATATCTTTGTAATGCATTTCCTGTCTAATGCTCTCTTTAATAACCTCACCAATGATATGTTCTATCAATATAAGGTTATTAAGCTGGCTTGTTGTCAGCGCATCCCTGGAATCCGCCTGGATGCCTACGGCTTTGTTCGCAAGCTGTGAAAAACTTATGTAATACTTATCTGCATTTCTGCTTCCTTGGGCCTTTGCATATTCCACCAGCATCTTGATTTCGTCAGTTTCCATACGTCGGTTCTTCTTACTCTCCAAACATGTCGCCTGCCAGAGAGTGGACTGACGTTCCATAAGTAGGCGGCGCATTTCGTAGAACTGGCGGACGAGTTCCACTTTGAACTCAACCACTATGTCATTGTTATCCAGG